TCAAGAACCTATCGAAGAACACCAGTATATCATGACTGTCGATGTTTGTCAAGGGCGAGGTCAGGATTATTCTACATTTAATATAATTGACGTATCGGTTCAACCTTTCAAGCAGGTTTGTGTATACCGCAATAATAGAATATCACCGATACTATATCCTAATATTATATACAAGTATGCGACAGTATACAACGAGGCGTATGTCGTCGTAGAGAATAATGACCAAGGTATGGTAGTGTGTGTAGGTCTTTATCAGGATCTAGAATATGAGAATATTCACCTAGAGTCTGCAATAAAAGCAGATGCTATCGGTATTCGTATGGATAGAAAGGTAAAGAGAATAGGATGCTCTTCAATTAAGGATATTATTGAAGGTCACAAACTAGATATTGTTGATGAGAATACTATCATGGAGATATCTACATTCGTATCCAGAGGAACATCATTTGAGGCCAGTGATGGTAATCATGATGACTTGATGATGAATCTAGTAATGTTTGGATACTTTGTTGGGACGCAATCGTTCGGTAATGTTGCTGACGTTAATATCAAACAGATGTTGTTTGATCAGCGGATGAAAGAGATTGAGGATGATATACCGCCGTTCGGAATTATCGATGATGGTAGTGATTACATTCCAACCGAAGATAGATATGACCCTTATAGCACAGCTGGATGGAAAGACTACGAACCCGACTTATGGTAAATATTCGGAAAGTATAAATAGATACATTGATTTATTTTCCGTATTATGTTTAACTTATTATACCTTAACTAAAAGGACACTATTATGACTCTTAAATTCTCCGAGTCACCAGCAGTTCAGATAAAAGAAATTGACCTAACGGGCACTGTGCCTTCGGTCACTTCTACGACTGGCGCTATTGTAGGTGACTTTAACTGGGGACCAGTAAACACACCTGTTCTAGTCGGTAACGAATCTGAACTGGCTGCTGTATTTGGCACCCCAAACATGGGTGATGCGTACTCCGGAGATTTTCTCTCTGCTTCGTATTTCCTAAAATATTCTTCTTCTCTGTACGTTGTTCGTGCCGGAAGTGATGATCAATCATATGCTTCTTCGTTCGGTATATTTACCGCAAAGAATCCAGGCAAACTTGGAGATAACATTTTTGTCTCTGTTGCTGGTGGAGCGGAATTTTCAGGATGGAATTATGCATCAAAATTCTCATCAGCTCCAGACGATACTAAAAACGAGATTCACGTCATTGTTGTTGACACTTCAACTACTCCACACACGGTTCTAGAACAGTTTGAATTTTTATCTGTTGAACAGGGTGCTAGACTAGAAAACGGTTCTAACAACTTTGTACTTGACGTTATTAATTCACAGTCATCTTGGATCACTGTTAACACAGTAGACTTCGACGACGATGCAGGTAATATAGACTCAGCACCTATCATAGGTGATTACCAATTGGCAGGTGGTGATAGCAACGGACAACTCACACAAGGTGAGTACACTACGGGATATGACGCATTCGCAAACAAAGAAGACCTTCAAATTGATTTTCTAATTGCTCCAGCCGGTGCACAGTCTGTGGCTCCAAGTATACACAAATACTTAAACTCGATTGCAGTGCAACGAAAAGATTGTGTTGCGGTAGCATCCGTGAAATATCAAGATCTTTTAAATGACAGTATTTCGGCCGGTATTGGAAGTTATGTTTCTGCTTTGTCAGAAAATTCTTCTTATCTAGTTGTTGATGGTAACCACATCAAAGTTTACAATAAGTACGAAGATAAGTATGAATGGATTCCAGCAGCATCTTCAACAGCGGGTGTTATGGCTGCAACAGATGCAGTCTCTGCTCCTTGGTTCTCACCAGCAGGTTCACGCCGCGGTCAATACGTAGGTGTCACAGAGGTACTAGTTAACCCAAGCAAAACAGAACGTGATGTTATGTACAAGTCGGGCGTAAACCCGATAGTTAGTTCACCGGGCCAAGGTATTATGTTGTTTGGTGACAAGACTCACCTTTCACGTCCATCTGCATTCGATCGCATCAACGTTCGTCGACTATTCCTAGTCATCGAAAGAGCGATTAGTCGCGCTGGAGAAAACGTAATGTTCGAATTCAACGATGAGTTTACTCGTGCTGAGTTCGTAAACATCGTAGAACCATTCCTACGTGAAATTCAGGGTCGTCGTGGTATCACTGACTTCCGTGTTGTTTGTGATGATACAAACAATACTCCAGAAGTTGTTGACCGCAACGAATTTATTGCATCTTGCTTCATCAAACCAGCACGTTCAATCAACTACGTAACTTTAAACTTCGTAGCTGTCCGAACTGGTGTTGAGTTTGAAGAAGTCGTTGGCATATAAGGGGGATAATCATGTCATTAAGAGTAGATGATTTCAAAGCAAAACTAAAGGGTGGCGGCGCACGTGCTAATTTATTCCGCGCAACCGTAAATTTCCCAGCCTATGCCGGCGGTGATGCCGAACTAACATCATTCATGTGCAAATCTGCGCAATTACCAGCATCAACTGTTCCAGCAATTGATGTACCTTTCCGTGGTCGTGTTCTAAAGATCGCAGGTGATCGTACCTTCGAAGATTGGACAGTAACCATAATGAACGATACTGGTTTTGAAGTTCGTGACGCAATGGAACGATGGATGAACGGAATCAACGGTCATAGTGCAAATTCGGGGATTACTAATCCAGTCGGATATCAAGCGGACCTAATTGTAGAACAACTAGATAAAGATGGAAGTGTATTAAAGACATATAACTTCCGTGGTTGTTTTCCTAACAGTGTTGGTCAGATTGACTTATCATATGATACTAATGATGCTGTCGAAGAGTTCGAAGTAGCATTTTCAATTCAGTACTGGGAGTCAAATACCACTAGTTAAGGGTATTATAAGTAATATGACGGGGGTGGTTCTCCACCCCCAATTTATTATAAGAGGGTAATATGGCAGACAATGTATTCCAAGCATTTGGATTTGAGTTAAAGAAAGTTCAGAAGCTAAAACAAGAAAGTGAAAAAGCTCCTTCTATCGTTCCAAAGGTGGATGAAGATGGCGCTGGATACGTCACTGCCTCTGGTTCTTACTTCGGTCAGTATGTCGATATGGAAGGCACTGCTGCGAAGGATAACCAAGAATTAATTAAGAAATATCGTCAGATGGCAGAGCACCCAGAGTGCGATGCTGCAATTGAAGACATCATTAACGAAGCAATCGTTTCGTCAGAATTAGAAAGCTCTGTCACTGTTAATCTAGACAAGGTTGAAATCTCAGATAAAATCAAAAAGACTATCACAGAAGAGTTCGATGGAGTTGTCTCCATGTTGAATTTCGAAGAGTATGGTCACGATATGTTCCGTTCATGGTATGTCGATGGACGAATTTATCATCACCTAGTAGTAAATGACTCGAATATAAAAGCAGGTATTCAAGAAGTACGTCCTGTCGATTCAACTAAGATTCGTAAAGTAAAAGAGGTGCAATATAAAAAGGATGCGAAAACGGGTGCAAAGATCGTAGATAAGACTAACGATTTCTACATCTATCAAGAACGTGCCGGTGCAAATAACGGCATAAAGTTAACTTCGGATTCTGTTTCATATGTCACTTCAGGCCTTTTAGATACCAGTAAGAAACGTGTACTATCGTATCTACAGAAGGCAATGAAACCCGTAAACCAGTTGCGTATGATGGAAGACTCATTGGTTATCTATCGTCTCGCACGTGCACCCGAACGTCGTATATTCTACATTGACGTAGGTAACTTACCGAAGGGTAAAGCAGAACAACACATTAAAGACATCATGGCTCGTTACCGCAACAAGATTGTTTACGACGCGAACAATGGTGAAATTAAAGATGACCGAAAGCACATGTCAATGCTCGAAGACTTTTGGTTGCCACGTCGAGAAGGTGGTCGTGGGACAGAGATAAGTACTCTACCAGGCGGTGAAAACCTAGGGCAGATTGACGACATTATTTATTTCCAAAAGAAGTTGTACCGTTCGTTGAACGTACCGCTGTCGCGTTTGGAACAAGAGTCTCAGTTCTCCTTGGGCCGTACAACAGAAATCAACCGTGACGAAGTCAAGTTCCAAAAGTTCATTGACCGTCTGCGTAAAAAGTTCGCCCAGTTGTTTATTGGTATTCTAAAGAAGCAACTTATATTAAAAGGTATATGTACCGAACAGGACTGGGA